GCCCTCGAATGTTGCCCCGGTCGGCGGGTCGATTACAACCGGAGTGCCAGAGTACTCCGACATCTTGCGGAAAGTCTTTGTTGCTCCAATCGGGAAGTCAGCGGGAACGTGAAGGGTGATATCCTGCCAGACGTTGACGCTTCCGGTATACTCGACGAAAGCCGCGTACAGTGTTCCCGTAGCGGGAGAGGTGTACGTCGGACACCAGACAAGGTAGTCCCCGGAGACAAAGAGCTCCTTGATCGTCGTAGCACTGGTAGCGTTCTCGACCTCTGATATCGTCCCATTGGCGTTGACAAGATAGACTTGCGTTGCCCCGGCGGCGTAGATTTTATCTTTCCTCCATGCGAGCGCGTAGCACCCGGACAGGGTAGTAGTTATCTGCGTGAGTCCGGAAGGATCGACCTTGTACACCTCGCCGTCGGTTGCTCCACAGTAGAGAGCGTCGGCAAGCAGGCGAAGTTTTGAATAAGCGCGGACGGTATCGTCGATGGGGGTAGGCGTACCGTAGGTAGGTGTTGAATAGACAACGGTTGCCGTGCCGGTTGTGTATGCAAGAAAAGTATATATATCGCCTGATTTAATGGCGCTTATCGTTTGTTCGTCTCTGTCATTTTCTTGTATTATTTCTGTTATTTGCTCATCAAATATATATTCTTTTGTGTATGTCCAAATACGAGTTTGTCTGTTTGCATCCCACACTATACCGAAGGAAGGATCATCTAATATGAAAGCTGGTTCTTGTATTGTTTCTCCTGTGTTTGTTGCAATAGTGTAAATGTTGTTTTTATTGTTTGACGTGTCAGTGCATACGAGAATAAACACGTCATTTATGCTAGAACCAAATACTTGTCCGGGCGTTATGTCTATTCTAGCATACAAACTATTTACAAGCGTTGTTATATTCAATTCTGTTATATCTGACAGATAACCAGCTGTCAGAGTCATATGCAACAAGTTCCCGTTATGAGAAAACATATAATTTATTCCATGTAGCGAAGTGGAAATAAAATCAAACGTAGTTCCATCCCATTCATATACGTCATTACTTATTGCTACAAATAATCTGCCCAGCAGAATAACAGGCGCTATTATTTTTCTGCTTGTTGCGTCGGTATAAACTGCCGTCCACGTTCCGCCAACTAGCTTATACATGATATGCTCTGACCCGCCAGTATATGTTCCTATAGAATAATAGTCACCGTCATAATAAAACGGCTTATTATGGAGTAGGGATGCTTCTGTTATAACTTCTATGAACCCGTCCGTACCGCCGAACTGGCAAACCTTCCCGCCGACAACGCCCCACAGGCTCGCGCCGTCTGACTGTATTGACGTCACCTCAAAATCGTAGATGATTTCCAGCGCGCCATCCTCAATGATCCATGCGCCATCTTCCCCGGCGAGTATGATCGAATCCAGATGATTGCACATATCGTGCATGACGCCGGTTCCCGTAAGTACGGAAGTGAAAGATTCATCCTCGTTGATCGATACGATTTCCCAACCGGTAGCGGTTTCGTACAAGAGGTAATCAACCCCGGCGATCTCACAATTCGCAAGGCAGGTTTTACGCGCTACATAAATCGGGATACCTGATACCGTGATCGGGCTTTTCGCTTCCTCGACTTTTGCTACCACGTCTTCCATCGTAGGAACGGTTGTCACTTGAGTGAATCCTCTTGCGGTCGGTTGCGTGATATTCGGGGTGTAGACAGGGTACGCCCCGGTTGTATAGATATCTGCATTGTAGTCGACAAGTGAAAGCACGTATCCGGTGTCGTCCCGGTCAATCCCGGTTATCAGCATGGGGGAAGTAATGGTGTCAAAAGAGCCAGAGTCAAGATATCCATAGGACAGGATGTCCCCGGCGTGTGGAATCGCGGGAGCCGTGAGCGTGTTGATAGGCGTAGAGAATGTTACTGTTTTCGCCATTCCGTCAGCGATTGCGGTGTATTGCTTTGAAAGCGGAGTACAGTATGTATCCGCGATACACTGTACAATCATGCCGTATCCGTCGGCGTATGCGGACTGGTACTCGATAGGATCATAGAGAACAAGGCCGGTCATGTTCGTCCCGGACATTACGACAGACTGTATCTCTGCCGATCCGAGTCCAATCTTTAGTGAAGGATGCTGGACAAGCACTTTCGCAAGCGGGGTATAGAAGGCCCCCTCTTTGCCGACTCTGATGGTCGTTTCCTTTTGCCGGTAGAGTTCTTGGGCCATGACGCGGCGAGCGACAAACACAGCCTGAGCGTAACTGGTGATTCCTTTTACGGTCATGTCACGAATTACAGATGTGCCGTCTCTTGTCTTTCCGGGACGCATGACTATTGCCGCGTCTGATTCCCATGTCTCTGCCTCAGTATATGACAGGCGTATGCCATCGGTAATGGTAGACAGGTCTTTTCTGTTTTTGAAAGAGATGACGTTCTGCGTATTGAAAACCGCAATCGCGTTTTCTCTTACGTCATCATAGACAACAGATATCTTCCCCGTATAGGATCGGTAGAGAGACGCGAAACAGGTGGAGCATATTTCCTTAAGTATGTTCTCCTTCGTATCGCCTTCCGTTATTACCATATTGCATTCGAGATTATTTGTAGTGCAGTATTCGTACAGCTCCCCGAAAGCGTCAAGGTCAAGCTCTGAGTCAAGACATTTTGAAGGACTATGGACGGTTGTCGTAAGGACCTCAAGGAGCCACGCGGCGGGATTGCTTGTCTTTGTTTTCGTTGCAGACCAAACGGTTCCGTTCCATGTTCTTGCAACACCCGAGGCAATGATATTTATCTTTCCCCACTTATCAGCGATGCTCTGTGTTGCCTGTATATGTATTCCAAGCAAGCAGCATTTGAATCTTTCGGGATCATCCAGCACGATTTCGTTAACAAAGTTATTTGCTGTTACCGAAAGATCGGGATTGTATAATTCGCTTGCAACCCATGCGATGGTAACAGCATCAAGTGCAGTTCCATCGTAGGCATCTGTCAGGCAGGACAGTTTCAACATTACCGGGTCGGTGAGATTCTTAACTGAGGCATATCCGAGAGATGCCGTCAATGTTTGGTAAAAGGTTTGCTTTGTATTTTTCTTTACAGAGAACGTCCCGTCATACCGATACCTACCAGAGGCTGCCTTTGTATTATCATCAGGATAAAATGCTTTTGACGTGATCCACGTTGTTCCACCGTCATAAGATATTTCTGCCTTGAAATCAAGTTTGCGCGCCTTCTTGTCCCCGTCATCATTATAGTACCTGAGTCCACCGAACGCCATGCAAACAGTGGCCTTCTTTGTATGCAGCGGAAGCGTGATTATAATATCTTCGTAATCGTCGTTGTCGGCTTTTTTCAATTCCATATTAAGAGAAGTCTGGACCATGCAGCGGTTGAAACCCGTTGTCGTGAATCTTCCGCTTGTCTGCTGTGATACTTCTATGATGGCGGGTCTTTTTGTGTTGTAGAATGGTGAATCTGAATCAACGGCATACACCCCATCTTGAGGTGTTGATTCTGTGAAGGTTTTTATTCTCACATCGTCTGTAGAGATAGACTCGAATAAAAGATTTTGGTATCCACAGTTGAGGACAATTGTATTCATCTCGTCTATGCGTAACCCTGATTCCATCTGTGCAACATTAGCTATTGCGCTCGGAACATATTTCCATGAATCAGTTAACATGTATGGTGTGAAATAGTTTCTTCCGATAAAATACGGTACATACCTATCCTCTGCTGATTGATTAGACGCACCCCGCAACGTTGGAGCGCTGACCACGCTATCATTGACGCTTTTCATTGCGTCCTGCATTTGCTCTACCTGTTTGCGCATCTGGTATGCTTGATATCCAGTATACACGGCCCCGATAATGGCAATGGCAATAAGGAAGGCGTAAACAGCCGACGCACCGGGGATTGACCGGAGAACAATAACGTCCCCATCTTTCACAAGATAATCAGGAGTTGTCAGTTTTCCGTTGGCAAGGATTACCTGATCGGAAAGTGTGAGCTCCGGGAAGTTTTGCTGTATTGTTTTTCCGGCTTCTATGGCTACCGCGCTGTATGCGTCTGATAGATCTTTGTACCTGATTGCTTGCATTATTCCACCTCGAAGAAACGAACTTTTTCTATAGTGTCTATCGGGAAATACTGTGCCCCTGTATATGTCATATGAATGCAATCTTTTTTGCTAATCATATACCCCAAGTGCAGCTTCCCGTTATACGCCCACTGTGCAATATATCCGGCTCTTGAATAGTATTTTTCTGTCACCCCAAATGAACAAACGTACTTATATAGGTCTGCCTCTGGAACGTCTTTGAGGTCTGTTATATCTTTGAGTTTCTTCCCTGCGCGGCGAAACAGCTCAATAACAAACCCGTAGCAGTCCATTCCGTTTTCATCGCGCCCGTTCTCTTTGTACGGGACAATCAGCAGGTCTTCATACGTCACGGCAGTCCCCTTGCGTTCAGGCTTGTTATTACAATAGCAGGGAACGTCATTGATAGGCGTTCATCTTTTTCATACGTGAAAGTAGCTTTCGTCTTGTCCCATTCAACCGATCCTGTCGTGTGAAGAAACACGCGGACAGGTGAGATAGTCCCATCGTCGTTGATCGCGGCTACAACTTCGAGCAACACCTTTTTATCTGCCGCATTTTCAATAAGGTCAATCACGGTGTCATCTTTCCCGCAGTAAATCGAGAGTGTAGCCCCGCCGTCGAAGCCTTGCACTTCCGCGGCAGGTTTATATTCAAGCGCGGTAGCAGTAAAGGTTTTCCCGCCGTATACGACATCTTCCGTATTCCCGGCACGCCTCAGTATCGTTGTTCCTGCTGAGTTCGATAACTTGATAAGAAACGGAAGTGAGTAGGAACCAGCCCTGTCTGTTAGGAGGTTAAATATCTCGGTCACATTTCCTCCACTTCGATCGTTACTTCTTTGTGCTTTTGTCCTACCGCTGAGTATTGCCCTGTCGGACGGTACTCTGTGTTTCCAGAATGAGTGATAAGATCAGGGAAGAAGAACGATAGGGACCCGGACGCAAGGTTGTAGTCCCACCAGTTTACGAAAGTCCTATACTCGCTGTCTACGCCATCGTCAACCATGTCGAGCATGAAAGAGTGGCGCTTTTTGTTTACGCTGTTTTTCTGGAACGTCCGCGCCTTGCCAGACTCAAGCTCTATTCGCTCGATATTATCCCCGGGGGCGGAGTCCATTCCATACGCTTTCTGATTCACGCCTACAGGCCATGTCGTCGCCATGATTCCCCCTAGTTAGTCAAACGTACACCATTTACGGTGTTTTGCATAGTTCGGAAACTATCGTTGTATTTCCCGTCGGCCATGCTCTTTGCTACCGTGCGATTTATTACAACCCTGATTCCGTCCTCTGTCACGGTTGCCCGGGCGTGAACGTCATTCGCGGCATTGTTGTAAATCTTGACTGATGATCCGCCCATCTTTCCAGAGTTGATACTATCAAAAAGATTCCGCTGTTGACCGGCGTTAAGGATCATCTCTCGCGAGTTGAGAAGTGCAACGTTCTCATCGCCAGTGTAACTTGTTCCACCCATGATACCACCGGTTGTAAACGATGGAGGAACAGGTTTGCTCCCGATGATCGTAGCGAGTTGCACGGCACCGGCAGCGCCGACAAGTGCTCCGGTTATAATACCCGCAACACCGCCTTGAGCAAGCGCCTTTGTAACTCCGAGCGCGGTATTTGCAATTGATGTTGCAAGATTCGCAGTCCATTCCCACATCTGGAGTTTATATCTTTTTTTTGCGGCGTCCTGTTCTATCTCTGTTTTCTTTTCTTCGTATTCTTCAAGGCTGATTTCACCAGCCTCATATTGCTTATCAAGTTTGTCTGTCTTAATCGTAGCTTCATCATCGATCATCTGATTGGCAAGCTCAGATATGTTTGTCATGAGGTTTTGATACTCAGTAGCAAAGCTATTAGCTATTTCAAGAAGTGCTATTGTCTTTTCGCGGGATGCCTGTGTTCGTGCTTTTTCTTCTTCCGCCTCTGTCTGAGTGATTTGCTTTTCAAGCAGTTCTCGCTTGTCAGCGTACTCCATCCAAAGAGATACCTTAGCGTCTGCAAGCAAGGTTTCATTATTCATAACCTCGCCGTAGAGCGTGTCAAGGTTGCCAAGCTGTTCCCGCATCTTGACTGATTCGTCCCGGTCGTCTACCGCGTTGATCGCGTTCATCGCGTCATTAAGTGCATCTTCAAGGTCGGTCGCTTTCAACAGTTCCGCGTTATGCGCCGCAAGTGAGGTTGTTTGATCGCGGATTGTTCCAAGCCATTCTTTGGCAAGTGCATTATTTGAAGTTATCCGTCCGCCTGACTCTGTGATAAGCCCAACATACGCGGCGACATTCGCATTGAGTATTTCCATCTCGTCAACTTCAACGCCATCGGCCTGAGCCTTGAGCTTGATTGACTCGATAGCTTTATCACGCGCGGCGGTTGCTTGCAGAATATATTCGGTTAGTGATTTATCTTCAAGTTTTGACTTCTCTGCTGACTTCGCGGCCTTCTTTTCTTCTTCGCCTTTATACTTTGTTGCAATAGCAAGACTTTGAAGTTGCGCGTATTCTTCATGAAGAAGTTCCATGCGCTCCCTGAGTTGCTTATTAGTTTCTTCCGAGTTATACGCAAGCCCTGCTTCGTAATCTTCTGCGACTGCGAGATACTCAATCAGCTTTTCATTCGCAAGTGCCGTGGCCCCGCGCTCGTTTGCTTCTCCGGCGGCTGCTGATTCGACGTCTTCGTAGTATTCACGCTTTGCCTTTTTCGCGCTTGCCCATGCGCTTGCAATCTCTGTAGCGAGCCGCCGTATTGGAGCGATCCCCTTTTCAAATCCAGCGCCAAACTCTTCCTTGAGATCGCCCACGGCGTTGTTGAGCTGTTTCTGTGTTCCCGTAGCTTTCGCAGTTTCGGCGGCAATGCCTTTGTATCTCTCACCCATTAGCTTTGTGGCCGCACCGTTCTTGAGTTCTTCCGCCGTGAAAGCCTTGATCTCGGGTATTGATTCTCCAAGTTCGCCGGACAATCCGCCGTAGGATTTGTTGAGATTACGAACCGCGCCGTCAAGTGAGAACGTACCAGACGCGGCCATGTCTACAGACGCGGCCATGATCTGCATTATCTCGTCTTGTGTTCTTCCAGCTGCAGCAAGCGATGCCATGTACGGCAATAGTTCTTCATCCCCATCTGTCGTGAGTGCTTGTAGTTCAGATGCATAGTCCTTGAGTGCTTGAACTGAGGAAGATGTAAGATACGGGTTATTCTTCGCGGCTGACTCTAGCTGTGTTTCTGCTTTTATCTGCGTCTTGTACGCAGTGGTTAAATCGCCAATTACATCAGCGGCTTTCTTGAGAGCAACGGCAACGCCAGCGCCGACGATAGATGCTTTCGCAAGTCCAGAGGAAAAGCCGCCAAGGTCTTTCGTGCTACCCTTGAGCTTTTTGTCGAGCGATACAATCCCCTTGTCTACCCCGGATTCGTCCATCGCCGTATCTATAAGTACTCTGCCGTCTGCCATTATTTTGCTCCAAATTGCGCGCCAAAGAATACATCCCCGATGTTGTCGAGTTCTTCTTTTTCGGCCTCGCTTGTCTTTTCAGGTAGCCGCCACATTCTCTGC